CTCATAGCATTCAATCGCGTTAGCCATGTTAAATGATCGCAAACCTACGATGGTGTCTTCTAATGGAGGTAGGAACTCTGTCTTTCAAGCAGAATAATGCGAGTTCGAATCTCGTCACCATCACTATGTCATCATGGAGGAATTTGGCAGACTCGCAACGTTGAGAGCGTTGTTCCCGCAAGGGAGTGTGGGTTCGAATCCCACTGATGGCACTGCGGCATAGTTAGCTACATGAGTGCCCTGCATGAGGCGATCAGGTTGTTGGTTGAATTGCGACACAAGAGCCTGTTCAGGCAGCTGAAACAGAAGTACGCCAACCTACCCTTCTACGTCCTGCACGACCTCTTTAGGGGTGCGGATGAAAAGTTCTTTGGTCAACTCAATCGGCTCGACTGGAAGCTGCAGGTGATCGATGTCAATCCTGCCAGTTTCTATCCCGATACCTTGCAACGGTTCAAAGAGCGTGGTTTCGGCAACATCATTCACCAGGATGTTCCCAAGGACGCAGAGAGAACAGAGTTGCAGAAGAAGCTCGTCCAGCAACGTCCGCAAGGGACCAACGAGCCCATCATCGTCGTCAAGCGCGTCAACGGTTACGCTCTGTGGGAAGGTTGGCACCGTACGATGAACATGCTGATGTTGGGCGATAACGGTGGTCCTCCGGAAGGTTGGACACCGGTGAAGATCAACGCTTGGGTCGGTTCCTCGCGGGGAGGACCGATGTTCACCCAAAAATGATGTTGCCCGCCGAGCATCCCCGCTAGCGAGCTCCAACTTCATGTACTCGTGGCGTAGTATGCCGCTAACGATTCAACTTGATCACATCAATGGTGATCACTACGATCAGAGACTTGAAAATCTTAGAATGTTGTGTCCAAATTGTCACAGTCAAACACCAACGTGGTGTGGACGAAACGCCAAAGTGGTGAAACGGCAGACACACTCCGTTTAGAGCGGAGCGCAAACGCGTGCGGGTTCAAGTCCCGCCTTTGGCACTCAACGATCAGTAACTTGCCGCATTGGTAGCGGAGCAGCGAACCCGGTGGAGGTACCGGGTAGTAAGAAAGTGAACCTTCGTTGGATTCATCTTGCAAGTAACCGTGTTACTATTGCTTACGAAGGAGGACTGAAATGGAAACTGTCATCATCGAGATCCGCGCCGCCGAGGGTGGCGATGACGCAAAGCTACTTGTCAAGGATCAACTGCGGGCCTACGCAAATGCGGCGGCCCGGAGGTGTCTTTGACGTCGAATTGATCGATTCACGTCCAGGTATCGTCACCGTCAGCGTGACGGGTCCCGGTGCTAGGTTGCTGTACGCCAACGAAGGAGGTGGACATCGCTGGCAACGGGTGCCTCCCACCGAAAAAAGAGGCAGGGTTCACACCTCGACGGTCACGGTTGCTGTCATGGACCCGGACATGGTGATGGGACAAGCGCTCGACATGCGTGACGTTGAGATCACCACATCACGTGGTTCCGGTCCTGGGGGTCAGAACGTCAACAAGGTAGAGTCGTGCGTCATCATCACCCACAAACCCACCGGTCTGCATGTTCGCATCGGTAACGAACGTTCGCAACACCAGAATAAAGCGCTAGCGTTGAAGGTGCTAGCCGCTCGTCTCTACGATGCGGAACGTGAACGGCAGGAAGCGTTGAGGAAGACAGATCGACAGCAACAAGTAGGCAGCGGTCAGCGCGGCGATAAGGTTCGCACCTACCGGACGCAGGACGATCAGGTGACCGATCACCGTACCGGAATGAAATTCCGCCTCAGCAAGTGGTACGATGGCGATTGGTAAGAACCATCACCTCTCTGTGACTCAACGGACTAGAGTGCCACACTTCGAACGTGGAAGTTGGGGGTTCGAATCCCTCCAGAGAGACTATGAAAATTTTAGTCACGGGCGATCGAGAGTGGGACGACTTGTCTCAAGTTGCAGAAATTCTCAAGGAATTTCTGCTGGAACGATCTTAGTCCACGGCACCTGCAGAGGCGCGGACAATGCATGCGCCGCTGTGGCAGAGGCCTTAGGCTTCATTGTCCGGGCTTATCCTGCTGACTGGGTGAGGCACGGTAAGGCCACCGGCATGATCCGAAACCAACAGATGATTGACGTTGAATCGCCGCTTGACCTTTGCTTGGCATTTCACAATGACATTGAGCACAGCCGCGGAACAGCGGACATGCTGCGCCGAGCGCAGAAGGCAGGCATTCCATGGAAGCTCATTACATCGCATCCCCGTAGCTCAGCGGATTTAGAACGTCTCACTGCGAAGGAGAAGGTCACCGGTTCAAATCCGGTCGGGGATACCATCGTTCTCACGCCTGAAAAGGTCAAGGAATTTGCTCAGGAAGGTCTAACACTACGCAAGGAAATTGAAACACGCTTCAAGAAATTACGCCAGGTAACATCAGACGATCTACGAACGAGGTTCAAGTGAGCAACGACTACAGGCAACCTGAACTACCGGCAGAAAAGCCGGCGGTCATCGACAGCTTCCGAGGTGACTTCGGCTTCCTCAGCAACTTCTACGAAGCTTCGATCTGGGTCGACGGTGAGAGGTACAAGAGCGTAGAACACGCCTACCAGGCCGCCAAAGCGACAGATCCAACGACGAAGAAGATGATCCGTGAGGCAAAGACACCGGGCATCGCTAAGCAGCTGGGCAAATCTTGCCAGCTGCCCAAGGATTGGGACGTCAAGAAGGTACGCATCATGCGGAGGTTGGTGCGAGAGAAATTCAAGAACCCGCTCCTAAGGTCACTACTTCTCGCGACCGAGGACGTCACGTTGGTCGAGGGCAACACATGGAACGATACGTTTTTCGGTGTATGTAGAGGAGTGGGCCAAAATTGGTTGGGTAAGATACTTATGTCTGAGAGAGATAGAATTAGACATGAGGAGTCGTTGGATTTATCTGATCCGTAACAAGCTTGACGGCAAAATATATGTCGGACAATCGAAACATCCCGAAATTCGATTCCGATGTCATCTTTATACAGCTCGAAAAGGTAAGATCCATCCTCTCTATTGCGCAATTCGCGCACATGGTGTCGAGAACTTCGAGTTCACACTCGTGGAAGAGTGTGATGAAACATTGAGTGACGATCACGAGAGAGAGTTGATTAAGACGTTGAAGACATGCGATCGTCAATTTGGTTACAACATTGAACCGGGTGGCAATGGTGGTAAAACGCTTTCTGAAGAAACGCGTCGCAAAATGTCAGTCTCAAGACAGGGAAAACAGCCGACGCTTGGACACAAACATTCAACTGACACAAAACATCTGATGTCATTGGCGCACAAAGGTAAACAACAGTATGTGATGACCGGTGAAATACGACAGAAAATCTCTGTGGCACTAACCGGTGAAGCTCATCCGAATTACGGCAAGAAGCGCACGAGTGAAATTGGTCAAAAAATTGGTCAAGCACTCAAACAACCCGTTGAACGTTTTGATAAGTCAGGAAATGTCATCGCTTCATATCCTTCAGCAAAGGAAGCATCAGAAGAAACCGGTGTGTCTCGTTCAGTGATCAGCGCTGAGTGTAAACTTCAACGTCGATGGAGAAAACGCAAGGCGCAAGGTGACGAGTAACCCGAAGCCTGAGGCCTACGACGCGCAGGCGGTTTGCCGTAGAGCAATGACAGCTCACCGGGACTGGAGACATCCTGGAGATTACGGGTTCGAATCCCGTCGGACATTAGGTGTCAATCAACATGCCGACGTGGTGGAACAGGCAGACGCGCCAGTCTCAAACACTGGTGCCCGCAAGGGCGTGAGGGTTCGACTCCCTCCGTCGGCACGAAGCAAGTAACCGTGTGGTCTGTAGCGGGTGGGAGCCTTTTAACGCTACCTTGCCGGTGTAATTCCGGGTAGTTGAAAGCTCTTGGTGCTGTACACCCTCTCTTTCCTAAAGAGGTGAAAGGTTAATGGACACATGTGGGTTCAAGTCCCTCCAACATCACCGAGATGAGTAACCGTACGAAACGTTTGGTATTTGCAGGTGAAAATCTCTTCATTTCTCCTCGTAATTCAGTGGATTCAGAATGTTGGTCTACGAAACCAAAGGTCGCAGGTTCGATTCCTGCCGAGGAGACGATCGATGAGCAACCACATGAAGCCCGCATCGGGGAATTCACAAGTGTGTGGATTTTCGGGTGCTGCGCCTGCAGGTGAAAATCCATTTCTCGTCGTAGTGCAACGGATCAGCACGAATCCCTCCGAAGGATTTGATCGGGGTTCGAATCCCCGCGACGAGACCATGTACCTCCGTGGCTCGAATGGATGTACCTTGAGGAGAAGTGGTGTATCCTGAAAATAGAAGAGGCCAACATGGAGTGCAAGCAATCCACCGTTCAGAACAATGCCTTGATCGAGACCGCAAGCTGCAACGATCCACCGAAGTTGATCGAACCAGAAACGTTCGAGGTTCGTCCGATCGTCTTTCACGTCTTTCAACCATGGTTGAAATCGGAGAGAGATTTGGGATGTCGTCCAGACGGCGCTTCGCTGCACCTCACTGAATCCGATCGGATTGCGTACGAAAAGGAGTACAGGGCAAACGTGCCGAAGGGTGCAGCGCCCGACGAGTACTCACTGCCCGACGGTCCACCGAGGATCGTTGACATCAACACGGGTTCCGAACTCTACAAGCAATTGGTTGCCAGCAAGAACGGTATCCGATTGTGGCAATGTGAGGCGAGAGAGTTCCTGGAGGAGACTGCCAAGTGAGGTGGTTCATCGCCTGTCTTCTGCTTTCCGGGTGCTACGCGGAGTGGGATGTTCCCAAAGTCCCCCGCAAGGATCCCTGCAGCGATAAGTTTGATAACAGCTACATCTACTTCATGCCCGGGTGCAGGCATCCTGCCTCACCCACGGGCCTCTGAAGCTCGACCGGATTGATCTGAAAGGATTGAGGAGATGGCACGTAGGCACAGCAGGGAAATCAGCGATGCGCGGCGAACCAAAGCCCAGAGCCTCCAGGAGGAGTGGGCGAAGCTAACGCCCGTTCAGCAGCTCGCAGCGCTCGACAAACGTTTAGGCGCCGGTGAAGGAGCGAAGAAGCAGCGCGCACTGTTGGCGGTTCTCATCGAGAAGGCTGCTGCTCGCAAGCACGCGGAGAAGGCAGTCAAGATCGAGGCCGAGGCACCCAAGCAGGAAGCGCCCAAGGTCAAGGCAAAGGAAAGGCGCACACAGGAGCGGGCTGATCGACCCGCGCGTTGATGTATAGTTATGGGAGGGATTCTCTTCCATGATTCGGCCGCATAGCTCAGTGGTAGTAGCGCTACCTCGACACGGTAGAGGTCGCTGGTTCGAATCCAGCTGTGGTCACCGCGCATCACTGCGCGTTCCAGAATTCCTTGACAACATCCGGAGGCAATATGAGCGACGTGAAGCAGGTCATCGCTGTTCGCAAAGATCTCTCAATGAGAAAGGGAAAAATCGCCGCGCAGGTTGCTCACGCTGCCATGAAGTTCTTGGTCGATAACAACGAATCTGAGAAGCCTGAAGAAATCAAGGTTAGCCTCTCCCCAGAGGAAACGGAGTGGTTGACAGGCTCATTCACAAAGGTTATTGTTGGTGTCGATTCTGAGGAACAGCTCAACCAGCTGATCCTGCAGGCGCAGCTCGCCGACATTGAGGTCAACCCGATCATTGACATCGGCCTGACGGAGTTCAATGGTGTTCACACGTTGACATGCGCGGCCTTCGGACCCGCTCGCTCCAGCGAGATCGACCGCATCACCGGTCACCTGAAGCTCATCTGAAATTCGGCACGTAGTTCAGCGGTAGCAACACCTGGTCTACACCCAGGATGTCGGGGGTTCGATTCCCTCCGTGCCGACAAACAGTGTACTGAGTAGGAGGAAGGTATAGGGTGGAGCTTATGAAAAAGCTCATCCAAGGAATCGCTGCCTCGGTCTCGCTGGTCGCCGTCCTGACGCTCGTCGCCCTGTCCTCAACGGAGACGACGGCCGAAGCGCAACCCATCGTCTGCAACCGCTGCTGCGACATCAACCCGTACACCGGAGGCCTCAGGCCCAAGTGTGTGCTGGTTGAACCCGCGTACTGCGGGTCAACATGCGAATGCTTCGGTCTAGCTGGGTTCGGAACTTCCTGCTAGCTCAAATTGGAGGAGTGTGTGAATTGGTAAGCAACGTGTTTGCTACATACGTGGGTGTAACAACCTTGCAGGTTCGAACCCTGTCTCCTCCGCAATGAAAAAGCAAAACAGCAGAGCTACGTTGCTGGTTGAGTACATTGACCTCATCAACGAACAAGGCCCTTCCTCAAAGGAAGCGCACGATTTCCGTCGCAGGCACGCAAAAGATAGCGAGCTGCAGGAATTGATCACGGTTGTTCATAAGCTTCGCAGTTCGGGTGTGCGGAGCGGTCGAGGGGGCGCACACGAGCAGGAATTGAACACGGTTGTTCATAAGCTTCGCAGAATCTTTTACCAAAATGATGGTGTAGATTGTATAGTTACCAACCCGTCAGCATGACGAGTGGTGAATTGGAAGGTCAAATCGATCGGTGACGAAAACCGCCTTGAAAGCGGCCGAGGTCAAAAGCCCTTGTGGGTTCGACTCCCTCACCTTCCGCAAGGAGCATCAACGTTTTTCTTTCCAAGAAAGTTGTTCGAAAATGAACATCGTCCGTCCGTTTAGGAATTTCATCACCCTTTCCAACATCGTCTTCGCACTCACTGTAGCGACGTTCGCTTCAGCACAAGCATCATTCGATTCGTACTGGGACTTCCAGGTGAAGGAAACGGATCATGAGACCCACTACAATCAGAACGCTGAGAGCGCTGCGCAGCAGATCAAGCTGCCAGCGGCTCTAACGAAGTGGAACTGCGTGCGACAACCTCTTCAACAATCAACGTCCAACGCCAGCGTGGTGACTGGAATAATCACCTGTTCGGACGACGAGGGAAAGACTGGCGTCGCTGCGGTGGTTACCTGCAAATTGGATGCGCCAAACGCAGATCGTAACACGATCGTGTTGACATCAGACGATGTCACGGTCCTGCTGAGGATCACCTGCAGGACGATTCCTCACCAGGAGTCCAACAGACCGCCCAACATAGTGAACACCTAAGAACAATGAGAACAATGAATACACGTAAGATCGCAGAAGAATTCGTTTCCGGCGCTTGTCGTCATCCCGAGCACAATCCACCTTCGATGAGGGTGTTCTTGCCCGGTACATACGAACACGAGTGCCCGGCGTGCCATCACAGGACGGTGTTTCACGTCCACGGAGCACGTATGGGTACAGTAGTGCCACCAACACGTCACCACGGCATCAAGCCGGTGATTTGGACCTGAAGATTCACAATGGAAGGTTGGCCGAGAGGTTGATGGTCCCGCAAGGGACCCGCAGGTTCGAATCCTGTCCTTTCCGCGGTGTGGTATAGTTACCGTACGAGGAACAATCATGGACAAGGGCACACAGGGACACTGAGCGTAGCGCGGGCATAGCAGAGTGGTAATGCGTCACCTTGCCAAGGTGAAGATCGTGGGTTCGATCCCCACTGCCCGCTCTAACAAATGTACAACGATCACAAGGTCATCGTTTGCGTTCCGTCGGGTCGCTACCGCTACATGCGAATCATCCTAGCGTACCTGCTATCGCCGCAGTTCTCATCAACGATCGATGAAATCAGGTTGTGGGTCAACACCGACGAAGCAACTGACCTCGCCTACTTCGAGAGGATGGAGGTGCAGCACCCAAAGGTGAGACGAATCCTCGCACCGGGCAACCTCAACAAGGCCTGCTACGATGCAGCTCGCAATCACTTTCAGTACAACGATAGCATCTATCGCTTCTACAGCGACTGCATCGAACCCAAAACGCTCTACGTGAAGGTCGACGATGACATCGTATACATTCACCCTGAGTTCTTCAACCGCCTGTTCCGCGATGTCCTTGCAAGGAAAGCTGAGAACTACGCCTGCGTGGCAAACGTCTTCAACATCCCGTACGTGACGAAGGTGCTGCAGGATCGCGGTACCATCGCTGATGCGCAGGGCCATTCGACAGGCGATCCCAGGTGCCCGTTCGCCTGCACCAACGGAGACTTCGCCGTCTACATCCATAGGCAGTTCCTAACGATGATCATCGATAGGAAGGTTGATGACCTGTGCTTCAAGTCTCGTGCGTTGTCCGGCAGGCAGCGTGTCGGCGTCATGGCATGGAGGGGCGAGAGCTTCGCTTCGTTCAACGGTCAGGTGGGACCTCGCGATGAGGTTGAACTGACGACGCGGATCCCACAGGACCTCAACAAACCGTTGTGGATGGTGGGTGATGCGATCGCGTGCCATTTCGCTTTCTCACACCAACGAGCGGTGCTTGAGGATAAGACCAACATGCTCGACAAGTACCTAACGCTATCGTTGGAGCTAAACGGCGACCTAGCGGGATAGTTACAACATGGGAACCGCGCTGATCAGCTTAGGAGTAGCGCTGTACGTATTCATCATGACACTGCAGATCAAATCGTAGAAACGATGCGGGTATCGGTCAGCGGTAGACCACCTGCCTTCCAAGCAGGCGCGCAAGCATCGCGGGTTCGAATCCCGCTACCCGCTCCAACAAGTAACCAACAATTCATGAGATGAACATCTCAAGGTGAAAGTTGATGCGACTGTAGCCGAGCGGTAAGGCGTCAGGTCCCCAACCTGAAGATCGATGGTTCGATTCCATCCAGTCGCTCCAAAACATTTTGTTGTAAGCTTTTCGCACGGCGGTATATGTTGCTAGGGTTAGCAACACGACAACCCAACCACAGGAGAGTTTCATGAAGATCAAGACCATCATCGCATCGATCGCGCTCGCTGCGCTCGCCACCGGCTGCACCATCAACATGCAAGCTCAGGCAAAGACCATCACCGACACCGCAGGCAACGTGTGCGAGGTCGTGCTCCAAGCGACCGATCCGGCGTTGACGCCCATCTGCACAACTGCGGTTGCAGTTGCCGATGCAATCGAGGCTCTGGTCGCCCAAGCCACGACCGTAGTGACGGCCGATGCCGGTGCAGCCAAGGCCTCCGCCAAGCCTGGCGTTACGTACAAGCCATCCCACACCGAGGTCTACCAGTACCTGGTCCAACACGGTGCCAAGCCCGCTGCGCGCTGACCGATAATCGTCCAACGTCCCTGCGACGCTAACTGACCGGATGGGTACCCGATCCCGGGAACCAATCCGGCCCTGGATGAAGCATGTATGCGAGCCTGCGAAAGAGCACGTCCTAGTGCTGAACGTGCCAAAAGGTTCCTTGAGAAGCTCGCAAGAGCTCTTAGGGAAGGTACCGACGAAGAAAAAGAGAATTGATCCTCTACGCCTACCAAAGTCCCAAATAACGCAAAACTGAAACCATGCCGCTGTGCTGGAATTGGCATTCAGCGTAAGCTTAAACCTTGCGGCCCGAAAGGGATTGTGGATTCGACTCCCACCAGCGGCACCCAGGTAACAATGGGAGGACGCATGTTGAACAAGTTCACCAAACCGATTAGAGTGTAACACATGGTCACCAGTAAGCTCGTCGTTCACTGCAAGCGGGAACCCTTCGACGTCTACATCGGTCGACCCGGTCCCTGGGGCAATCCTTTTTCTCACCTGGCCAGCTCGCACGCCGAGGTCACAGTCTCCTCAAGAGAGGAAGCCATCGCGTGCTACGAGGAATGGCTCAAGGGTCAACCCGACCTCATCGTTCGCGCAAAACAGGAGCTGAGGGGAAAGGTGCTCGGGTGCTGGTGCGATCCGCACGCCTGTCATGGCAGCGTCCTTGCGAGAATTGCAAATGAAGATTGAACGTGAACACTACCGTCGACGCGATCCGAAGCAATCGTTCGACCTCAACCAACGTCCAGAAAGCGTAAACATCATGAAAACGTACCCATCAATTTCGTATGCTACCGAGTGCCATGTGCCCATCGTTGCGTTCGACAAGCTCGATGGTAGCAACATCCGTGCCGAATGGACCGTTAAGAAAGGGTGGCACAAGTTCGGTACCCGGACTCGGCTCGTCGATGACACCGATCCGCTGTTCGGTCAGGCACCCAAGCTGATCACTGACAAGTACGGTGATGCGTTGGCACGCAACCTGCGGAACGCAGGCTACGAACGAGCGATGTGCTTCTTCGAGTTCTGGGGGCCTAAGTCATTCGCCGGCATGCACGACAAGGACGATGAGCTGACTGTCACCCTGTTCGACGTCGCCCCGTTCAAGAAGGGGATCCTAGAGCCCGATGCGTACCTGAAGTTGGTGTCAGACGTTGATCACGCGAAGGTGCTGTACACCGGACCCGTTACGCCTGAGTTCATCGAAAACGTTCGAGCCAGCACGTTACCGGGCATGACGTTCGAGGGCGTTGTATGTAAGGCTAAGAA